GGTAAGGGTGAAACGGCGGTGTAAGAGACCACCAGCAGGCCGGGTGACCGGCCTGGCTAGGTAAACCCCACCCGGAGCAAGACCGCAAGGCCGAGGGCGGCCCGCCCGCTGACGCCTGGTAGGTCGCACGAGCCAGGCGGCGACGTCTGGCCTAGATGGATGGCCGTCACCCCGCGAGGGGGACAGAACCCGGCCTACAGGCCGGCTCAAAGCTGTATGCTGCTCGCGCCTGGCGCTGGTCCCGATCAGCCGACCCCCAAGTTTGCTCCAGGGGCTGGCGCCAGGTTTTCCCGCCTCCGGGCGGATGTGCGGTATAAGTCCTGGCTGCTCAGGCCAGGCATCCATGTGACCGTAGTGTCTAGCGGTAGCACGCGACTTTGCCAAGGTTGCAGCGCGAGTTCGAATCTCGTCGGTCACTCGGAGGAACAGGCCCCTTGCTCAGTTGCCCACCCCGGCGCAGTAGGTGACGAAGTACGTCGTGGAATTACCCCGGGTGTCGCACTTCAGGGAGCCGTACCAGATCGCGGCGTACACGTCCTCGCGCATCCAGTACGACCGGCCGCCAGCGGTGAAGTTGACCCCGGCCTGCGCGTGGTTCGTGTTGTTCCCGACCGTCCCGCACCAGGTGACGTGCGCGCCGTTGTATGCCGGGCAGTGCACGTAGCCGGACTTGATGCTGATCAGTATGGTGGAGTGAGCCGCGTTGAACTGGACGAACGCGCTCGCTGGAGCGCTGTAGGCTTCTGCGCCGTAGTACTGGTACGTGCCGGCGGAGGCCGGGGAAGCGGCCAGGGCCAGCCCGGCAGCCAGCGCCAGGGCGGCGATGATGCGACGGGTAATCCCCATGTCACTCCCTGCGTGCGATTACCGGCAGGATAACCCCGGTAGCGGGGTGTGTGAAGTGCTCAATGTCCGAGTAGCCCAACTGGCAGGAGGCATGCGGCTCAGACCCGTAGATGTGTGGGTTCGAATCCCACCTTGGACACCATGGAGCTGTGGCCTGGAGTGGCTGCACAGGAGCCGGTTGCTAACCGGCCGACGCGAGACGTCCGCGGGTTCGAATCCCGCCAGCTCCTCCATGGAGGGTTCGCCTAGTCAGGCCTATGGCGCCTGCCCGGAAAGCAGGTTGGGCGTCAGCCCTCGGGGGTTCGAATCCCTCACCCTCCGCTCAGGTTGGCCGGGGCGGTCCAGCCTGCCTCGCAGCTGAAGATGCCGGTCGAGTTGTACATCACGATGTCGCCCAGGCGGCGCGCCTGGCCCGGGTGGGCGAACGCGTAGCAGGCCTGGAACCACTCGCGGAACTGCCAGTCGCTGGCCAGGGCAATGGCGTCGGCGCCGTGGCCGGTGGCCTTCTCGATCAGCGCGCTGCCGTCTGGCAGGCCCGTCTCCGTGGCCATCTGGTCGAAGCCCCTGGCCAGGTAGACGGCCTTCCCCTCGGCCCAGTGCCCGGCTGTCTGCACTCGGTAGGGGCTGCCGCTCGCGTCGAAGTCGTTTCCTGGCATCGCGCATGACGCTAGCACTTGCCGCGGCAGTTGCACAGACTCCCTGCGCACGGTTGACTCTGCCGCGTTACCTGGGTTACGCGATTACCGCCTGGCCGCAATCCTGGAGCTGTCGCCTAGTGGCTTATGGCCGCCGTCCCGAAAACGGCCGAGGGTAACTCCTCCGTGGGTTCGAATCCCGTCGTCTCCGCTAGCCGATCTTGGCCCGGCGTATGCGCTCTTTGCGCTCGAAGTTGCCGAGGTTGTTGAAGCCCCACCAGCGGCCGATCCGCAAGCCTATGAACAGGCCCACTATCAGGCCCACGATCAGAGCACCAGCCATGGCACGGATGGTAACCCGCGCCTGGCCATTTGTAACTAGGTCGCATAGCTCAGCCAGGGAGAGCGCCTGCTCGACAAGCAGGAGTGCGCTGGTTCAAACCCAGCTGTGACCACGCCTCTTTAGCTCAACGGACAGAGCGGCCGGCTACGAACCGGTCAGATGTGAGTTCGAATCTCGCAGGGGGCACTCAGGGCGATTAGCTCAGCGGCAGAGCGGCTGGTCCACACCCAGTGCCGTGCACAGGTTCGAGTCCTGTATTGCCCACTATGGTGGCCGAGTTCGAGAGGCGAGGAGCCGGGCTGTGAATCCGGTTGGAGAGGGGTCGGTACCCTCCGGTCACCCCAAGGCGGAAGTGAGCGCCGGCGCGCTCAGCGGTCTGTAAAACCGTCGCTTTCGGGCATGCCAGGGTCGGCACCTGGTTCCGCCACTCTTTGCACCGCGGTCGTGACCGGCCCGTGCCGATGCCAGCAAACCGGACCTCGGACTCGGTAACCCATCAGAGCGCCTGATGACGAGGGTCACGCTCCGCGGCGCCGCTCAGCACGTTAGCAGTGTGTGACAGCAATGTCACTAAGCGCCTGTCGTTCAATGGACAGGATGGCGGCCCCGAAGCCGTTGATGGAGGTTCGACTCCTCTCAGGCGCACTATGAGGCACATCTCGCCGGCGCGGGATGCGGTCCGCAAAACCGCAGCAAGCCGGGTTCGACTCCCGGGTGTCTCTCCATGACCCCGTGGTCCAGTGGACGAGGACGACGCCCTCCTAAGGCGTAAGCGCGCGTTCGAGTCGCGCCGGGGCCGCCAGATAAGCGACCGCGCCCGCTGCGACGGGCGCGGCCTGTGCGGGATGCCGGGTCAGGCGCCGGGGACGGAGAACATCTCGGCCGCAGCCGCGCCCGGGTTCACCGTGACGGCGACCGGCGCGGGGTCCGCGATCGGCGTGGCGCCGTCCGGGCCGAGCAGCGGGCTGCCGTCTGCCGCGGTGGAGGCAACGCTCAGGTTGGCCGAGCCCGCGGCGACCGCGGAGAGCGGGAACTGGATGTTGGCGATGCCGGTGGTCGCGTCGGCGCCGGCTACGGCGGCCCCGACGCCCAGGATGGCGGTGTTGTCAGACGTGGCAGTTGACAGCGTGCCTTCCGGGGGCGCTACCGGGTCCCCGTGGTCGTCCGTGAACGAGAGCACGGCTACGGCGTTGGTCGAGTCGACGGTCAGGGGCATGGGGTCTCCTTCGATAGTGATGGCAACTGAGGCGGCGGGGGCTCTCACGGCCCAGGCCGTTAGCGGCTTGGCCAGGGCAATGAGCTGGGCTGCATCGAGCGGGCCTTCCCCCTCGTGCATCACGCTCGCGGCCACGAGCGCCACGGCCCTGGCTACCTGGGCGCCCAGGTGGGCGGCAGGCGGCGCGGGCGGGACGGGCGCGGGTGGCGGGGAGTCCGTGACCCAGGCTGACCAGGCGGCAGCCGTTTCGAGCACCTGGCTGGCGTCGACGTCACGTCCGGCCCAGAACTGCGCCGCGGCGACCATGGCCGCCTGGCGCACGCCGACAATGTCCGGGGCTGGCTGAGCGGGTTCCACGACTGGTATATCGGCTGCGGCCACGAGGCAGCAGCGTAGAGCAGCCAGGTGTCCGGTGCAGGGCGAACGGGTAATCACGTCCCGCCTGATCCGGTGAACGTTTCCGGGCTGCTCGGCGGCGGGCTGGCCGGGGTGGTGACCAGGCTCGGCGGCGGTGATGCCGTCGGTGATGCCGTCGGCGGGCCGGACGATGCCGGGGGGTTCGGCGTCAGACTGGGCGAGGGTGTCGTTTTTTCCGGGCTGGGGCCCGGCGCCCGCGGCGACGGGACCGGGCTGTACGTGGTCCCGGGCGGCGCGGGGAGCGGGCTGTAGGCGGCCGACGGGGCCGGGGTGGCTATCACCGGGGCGACCGACGCCGCGGGCCTGTGCGTGGCCCTGGAGGCCGTGTGCAGCGGCCCGGGGTACTTGCCCGGCCCGGGCGAGGCCTTGGCGGGCGGCGCCGGGGTGTTGCCGGACCGCGCAACATAGGTGAATGCCCCCGCCGCCAGCGCGGCCAGCAGTACGATAAGCATGGCCACGGCGGGCACGGGGTGCCTGCGGTACTCGTCCCAGAACCAGCGCACCAGCTGTACATCGGAAATGCTCACGCTGTGGTCGGTCTTGACCTGGGTCAAGTACAAGCGTAGATTTAACTGCAGACAAGCACGACGAGAGCAGGGCAGGAGGCACCGCGTGGACATCGAGCAGCTGATCTTCAACCGGAAGCACCGCGTGACGCGGCCGGCCGGGCATCACGGCGACGGCACCGTGCAGGCCCGCCAGCTCGACGCCGTGCTCATGACGCTGGGCTTCAAGTGCTCCGGCGGCCTGCTGGCCGCGCTCGGCGCGATGCACCCGGCCTACGTCATCGACAAGGCCGTCCAGGTCATCGGCTGGGCCCGCGAGCTGTCCGGGGCGCATCGCCAGCACAACACCTACTTCATCGACTTCCCGCGCAACGTCCCGGACACCGAGGAGTTCTGGATGAGCCTGATCGAGCAGGCCGTCCGGGAGCGCGTGGGAGTGCGCGGCGGCGTGGCGGTCAACTCGCTGACCAACGAGGCGCGGTTCTTCGTGGACCTGCTGAGCCTGCCGGGCTACGGCACCTACCAGCACAGCTACGAGGACATGCTGGCCCGGCACGACGAGCTGATCCCGCTGCTCGGTGACCGGGTGACCGTCATCCACCTGGGCCAGGACCAGGTCACCGAGGCCGGGGCGCTGTACGCCGAGCTGGCCGGCTCGGCCGTGCCGCTGTCCGGCGAGAGCCTGGACGCGCTGCGCGAGCTGGCCGACGCGTGCACCGGCATGCCGGTGCCGGAGGTGAAGGTCGCCGAGAACCTGGCCGTCATCAACGCGGTCCGGGTCCGCCAGGGCGCCGCCCCGTCCGTCCGCACGGCGACCGACGTGCTGCGGCTGGCCGCCGAGCTGTCCGGCTCGGACGTCACGCTGGCCACGCCGCCGAAGTTCGCCTCGTTCCCGCGCGCCCAGCGGCGCCTGCTGGCCGCGGCGCTGCGGCACGTGGGCCGCAGCGACGTCCCGCAGCGGGCTGAGCAGTTCAAGCGGCTCGGCGAGCGCATCCACCCGCACGAGTACCCGGCCGCGGCCGAGGTGTTCGCGGTGGCCCGCGGCGAGGTGCAGGCGCGCAGCCTGGCGTCGGTGGCCGAGTACGAGTTCCGCTCGGGCCGGGCCGACCTGGCCGCGCGGGTGCTGCTGGCCGCGCCGGGCATGCTGTGGCGTGCCGCGGACCGGATTCTGCGCGAATCCCGGCCGGGCATGAGGGCGGACGCGCTGTATCACCTGGAGGCCTCGGCCCCGCGGGTGTCCGGCCGGGTGCTGCTGGGCGTGCGCGAGCACCTGATGAACCGCGCCCGCAAGGGCGGCGCGCCGCGGGTGTTCGTCAACCGGCGCGGCCGGGCCTGGGTGACCGGCGACCCGCGCGTGCCGCTGGACGAGGGCGCCGTGCGCGACGTGCTGGGCGTCATCGACGCCGAGGTGCTACGCCGGCTGCCGGACACCGGCACGCTGGTCATCGACCCGGCCATCGCCGGGGCCGCGCTGCCGCTCAGCGGCAAGGGCACCCCGGACGGCCTGGGCGTGTGGCCGCGCGGCTCGGTCATCCCGGTGGGCGGTGACCTGCTCCGGTTCTTCGTGTACTGGAAGCAGCGCTCCCAGCGCACCGACTTCGACCTGTCCGCGCTGCTCACCGACGAGCAGTTCGGCAACATGTCGCACGTGAGCTGGACCAGCTACCACGCCGACGGCGCGGTCTACTCCGGCGACATCACCGACGCCACCAACGGCGCCACCGAGTTCATCGACATCACGCTGGGCGTCCGGCGCGGCTACGTCATCCCGCAGGTGTACGTGTACTCCGGCGAGGGCTTCTCCGAGGTCGAGGAGAACTTCTTCGGCTTCATGACCCGCGAGGGCATGCAGGCCGGAGCCCCGTTCGAGGCGCGCACGGTGCGGATGAAGGGCGCGCTGGCCGGTGAGCACCGCACCGCCATGCCGCTGGTGTTCTACCGCGGCGAGGACGGCAAGTGGTACGCCAAGTGGGTGCACCTGTACCTGCGCGGTGCCCTCAACTTCTTCGGCGGCGCCCAGGTCGAGGACAACAAGGTCACCACCGCTGGCCTGGCGCGCGGCATCATGGAGCGCGAGTACCTGCGGGTGGGCTACATCGCTGAGGCCCTCAAGGCCAAGGCCCAGTTCTTCATGGTGCCGCAGCTGTTCGCTGACGGCGGTGCCCCGGAGGGCTCGGAAGTGACCTACATCGGTATCGAGCAGCCGGAGGGGCTGCCGCGGGACGCCCGGGTGTTCACCCTGGAGAACCTGGGCAGCCTGGTCCCGGCTTAGGATCGGGGCACGACCTACAACTGAACAGGCCGGGGGGCTATGAGCGGGCTTCCTTCACCCCCTGATACGGAACCTAGCCCGTTCGCTCTCCCCCCGGCCTGCCTCACACAACTGAATGCCGGCGGCCATCGGGACGCTTCCTTCCCTCTTATGCCTGCGGGGCCCTGCCCCGCGGACATAGCCAACCTGACTAGCATCCCGGCTCTCCGCTGGCCCGGCTTCGCGGGCGGCCATCGCCAGGCTTCCTCCACTCCAGGTTCAACTCCTGGAGACCTCACCGAGGTCTCTGCCTAGCCTGGCGGCCCCCCGCCCGCTGACGTGGCCCCGCGGCCATCGGAGCGCTTCCTTTGTCGAGGCGCTGCTGAGGGTCGATACGGAGGGAGGTGAACAGGTTGTCCGAGGCGCTGCCTCTCTCGTGTGAGGGGAGGTGATGCCCCATGAGTACCCCAGGACCAGGGCAAGGTTCCTATGAGTCACGTCTCCAGCCGCCGGGCGGTATGGGAGTCACGACGCAGGGGTTCGGTTTAGGGTCAGGAAGGATATGTCCTGCCTGAGACGCAGGCTCTTCCGAAACCACCTCCTGAAGGAGAGAATTTTGCGGTAGGTGTCCCGTACTTCTTAGCGATTCCTACCATTTGCCACGCCCTACCGGGACTCCTTAATCCTGGGAAGTCTTCAGAGACGACCCGGTCTCCATCCGCCAGCTGGTCACCATGCGCAGGCGGGACGGCCAGGCCAGGGCGCTGTTCCGGCTGCTGACCAAGCCGCTGCTGGCCAGCCTCAAGAACGCCGACGTGGTGCCGGTCGACGGCATGGTGGGCGGGGTGGACGAGGCCAAGTTCTGCAAGGACCTGCTGTTCCTGCCCGCTAACGCCGGCGGCATGACGCATTCCTTCTCCCGGTTCGTCAAGCAGATGCTGCTGGCATTGTTCAACGGGTTCTCGGCCTGGGAAATGATCTACTGGATTCCTAAGACCGGGCCAAATAAGGGGAAAATCACCCTCCGGGAAATCGACTGGCGCCCGTCTGAGACCCTGACATTCCTGCTCGACGGCCAGGGGAAGTGGAACGGGTTCCGGCAGCGCACCTTCTTTCAGGGCCGGACCATTGATGTCAAGCTCCCCAGGGAAACTGCGCTCTATTACGCGCACGAGGAGGCCGAGCGCCCGTTCTACGGCGTGTCGATGTTCGAGTCGGCGTTCTACCACTACGACAAGAAGGAGAAGCTGTACTACATCGCCCACCTGGCGGCGCAGCGGGCCGCGGTGGGGCTCCGGATCGGCACCATGGTGCCCAACGCCCCGGCCGCGGACAAGGACCACTTCATCGCGGCGCTGAGCCAGCTGGGCCTGGCCCAGTACATCGCGGTGCCGTCGGCGGACTGGACCGTGCAGACCCTGAACGAGGCGGCGGCCCGGTTCGACTTCCTGGGCCTGATCAACCACCACAATTCGCAGATGTCCAAGTCGGTGCTCGCGCAGTGGTTCGACAACGAGCAGGGCGGCGGCCAGGGCGACAGCACGCTGGTGGATTTCGGCAAGCAGGACGACGTGACCTTCTTCCTGATGCTGGAGGGCATCCTGGAGGAGATGGCCGAGATGATCAACACGTATATCTTCCCGAGGTTCGTGGACTGGAATTTCGGCAGCGGGAAATACCCGGAGTTCAAGTGGGGCACGCTGACCAGCGAGCAGAAGGCGGCGGTGCAGGACACGTTCGATAAGATCGCCGCGGCGGGAATGCAGGCCAACGTCACGCCCGAGTTCATGCTGGACCTGGAGCAGAGAATGGCGGTCGACTTCGGGTTCGACATCGACTACGACAAGATCAAGAAGGACCGGGAGCAGCAGGCCAAGCTCATGGCGCAGCAGGGCGCCATGGGCGGGCCGCCGATGCCCATGCCGCCGGGGGCGGGTCAGGGCCCGGCGGCTGGCGGGCCGGGGGCGGGGCCTCCCGCGCCGCCTCCGTTCCCGCCGCCGGGCATGGCGCCCCCGCCGCCGGGCGGGCCGGGCCTGGGCGGCGGCCCGGGACCGGGGCCGCCGCAGCTGCAGGGCCGGGGCTCGTGAGCGCGGAGGAGGCGCTGGCCGCGCTGGCCGCGGACCTGGTCGAGGAGATCGCCGCCGGGCGCGCGGCCGAGCTGGCCGCCGCGGCGGCCCGGGAGAGCCCCAACCCGGCGCCCGCCCCGCTGCTCGGCCCGCCGTGGCGGGAGGCGCCGCCGCGCGCGGGAGCCTGGGCGGTGCACCCGCAGCTGGGCGGGCACCTGATCCGGCATCCGGGGGACACCATCTCCTTCCACGCCTACCGGCACCTGGTGGAGCCGCGCGAGCAGCTGCCGCAGGACGATTCGGGGGCACGTGGCGGAGTCGGAGCTGGGGGCGCGGGTAGCGCAGGCGGTGGCCGCCGCGCTGGGAAGCGCCGCCGGTTACCTGGAGCTGGTGACCCGGAACAACCCGCACGGCAGCGTGGCCCAGCTGCTGGCCCGGCCGGACGTCACCGCGGTGCTCACCGAGGCGCTGGACGAGGCCAGGGCGGACGCCGAGGAGCTGGTCCGGCAGGGCTGGTACTTGGGGGCGCCGGCGTCCGCCCTGGCCCCCGCCCAGCTGGAGCGGCTGCTGGCCGACGTCGGCCGCACCTTCGACGCGCTGCCGCACCTGCACGTCCGCATCCGCCGGGCGCATGCCTCGGTCGGGCAGCGGGCGTTCGTCCCGGGGGCGACCGAGCCGGGCGCCAGCCCGGCCATGGAGGCGGCGGCCGAGCGCGCCGCGGCGGTCCGCCAGGCGGTGCTCGACTGGGCCCGCTCCGCGGCGCTGAGGGCGCGCATGACGGTCTCGACGGCGGAGGGCTCCGCCAGGACGCTGGCCGCGCTGCAGGCCGCCCACGCGCTGCGTGAGAGCGGCCAGGAGGTGCTCAAGCGGTGGGCGGCCCGCTCGGACGCGTCCTGCTGCTTCTGGTGTGACCGGCTGGACGGGGTGGCCATCCCGCTGCGGGCCAGCTTCGCCCCCTACCTGGGCGGCCCGGCCCGGATGCCGCAGGCCTCGCCCCGGTACGTGGTGTCCGGGGCCGGCGAGCGGAAATTCGGCCGGCGCGCTGGCAGCCGGATCATCTACACCCAGCCGCCCCGGCTGTACCATGGTGACCTGCAAGGACCGCCCCTGCATCCTTTCTGCAGGTGCTGGCTGGAAATAGCGCGGAGGGGAGGCAGCCAGGGACGCCGCCGTCGGCCGGAGCACCGGACGTCTGGCGTTTTCCTGAGCGCATCCGAGGTACGCGCGGTACCTGAGGACAGGTACCAGGCAGAACTAGCATTCCTGAGGGCCGCTATGCACGAGCTAAGCCTGGTGTTGAAGAGGCTGTCGGAGGGACTGTGACTACAGAGGGACGGGCGCCGCGGGAGCGGCGCCCCTTTGCTACCCGGAGGCGGCATGGCTAGCCGCACCCGGCGCTGGTTCGCGGACAGCTCGGTCTCCTACGCGCTGGCCGCCATCGCGCTGATCGAGTACGCCCGCGACCACCGGGGCGAGCACTTCGAGTTCGGCCCGCTGGACGCTGAGTCCATGCGGGCCGGCGGGCTGACCGTGAGCGGGGAGGACCTGGACGGGGTGGCCGGGCTGCTGGCCGAGATCCCCGGGCTGACCGAGTACCGCAACGGGGCGGAGGAGGCGCCGGTCCCGATAGCCTGAGCGTGTCCGGGTGGGTGGTCTGCGAGGAGGAAACGGACCTGGCCCTCGCGCAGGTCCGCGGGTACCGGCGTGTCGAGCGAGGAAGGCCCGAGTGGGTCAGGCCGTATGCCAGGCGCTGGTGGATACCCCACCCGGACTGGGTGAAGGGCCAGCAGCGGTGGGTCACCGCCGGCGAGGCCGGCTGGCGCCGGGAGGGTGCGGAGAACTGGGCGAAGGGCCAGCAGGCCGGGCGCGCGGCCGAGGCCGCCGAGGATGTCCGCGAGGGCGAGACCGACCTGCCGCGCTGGGCCCGGACGCCGGAGAACGGCGAGCCGCTGACCGCCGAGGAGCGCCCGGGCGCCGAGGGGGTGGTCGGCCAGGGCACCATGCACGAGCGGCCGGTGCACGGCTACGCGCGGCCCAACCCCGAGCGGCTGGCCCGGCCGCCGCGCAAGGGCGGCTACGCCCGGCCCGAGGACCATCCGTTCTTCAAGCAGCATGACTTCTCCGAGAAGAACATCGTCGCCGCCTACGACGCCACCACCGCCTCGCACCGGGGCCAGGGGATGCGCTGGTACCCGGACATGGCCCGGCTGGCCTGGGTGCTCGGCGGCGGGGACGCCGAGGCCGGCGCCAAGCAGCTGTCGGCCTACTCCCCGCAGGCCGGCTGGCCGCTGAACATGTTCAACGCGGCCCGCGCGCTGGCCGAGGGCCGCCCGCTGCAGAAGGGCGAGGGCATCTTCCTGCCCGCGCACACCTCGATGTCCACCGCGGCGTTCGCCGGCAAGCACTACGACCAGGTGTTCAACGGGCCGAAGACCCACGCGTTCGCCCACCTGGGCGAGCAGGGCCTGGACCACCCCGGGGACCCGATCGGCGCGGTGGTGGTCGACCGGCACGCGGTCAACGTGGCCGGCGGCGGCAACCTGACCGACGAGGAGGTGGGGTCCGCCCCGATCGGCAAGGAGCCGTTCTATTCCCACGTCGCCGACATGTACCGCAACGCGGCCCGGACCATCTCCGAGCGCGACGGCGAGGAAATCTCCCCGTCCGAGCTGCAGGCCATCACCTGGCTGCGGCAGCAGGAGCTGAACGAGGCCCGGACGAGGGCCGCCGCCGCGGCCGGGGAGAAGAAGGCCAAGGGCGCGATGGGCCTGTACACCGCCATGAAGAACCACTGGGCCCGGTGGGAGCAGTACGCCCGCGAGCACGGCATCCGCACCGAGTTGGGCTCTACCGCGCTGGCCCCCAAGCCCATCACCGCGGCCGAGGCACGCGGCGACAGCAAGCCGGTGTCGGCCGCCGAGTTCTGGGACACCGCGACCCGGGGCCGTGACATGATCGGCTCGATGCTGTCTAACTCCAGCCCGCCGACCGGCCTGACCGACAACTGGGATGCGCTGGTCCAGCAGGCCTGGACGGCGGCGCAGGAGTCCTGGGGCGGCATGACCATCGACGCGCACACCGGGGTGCCGCTGTCCGGCAACGAGAACCTGTGGGCCGTCACCGGCAAGCTGCCGTTCGGCTACCGGACCATCGAGATCCCGGAGACGTCCACCGAGGCCCAGTTCAAGCGGGCGATGGACCGGGCGCTGAAGGAGTTCGGGCCGCTGCTCGCGGCGTCCGGCTACCACCTGGGCATCTTCCACGACGACGAGAAGGGCACCATCGAGTTCGACCCGGTCATCATCGCGAGCAGCCTGGAGGACGCCAACGCCCTGGGCGCGTACACTGGGAATATCGGGGGCGCCTACAACTTCGCCGACGGTAACGGATATTTTCCACCACATATTCGAGAAGAACAGCCAGGTCCTGCACAGTCGTCTCCTAGCCCATCTCCTGGGGCGTAATACCAGGTATGCCACGTGTTAGTACTGAGGGACGCCAGGAATACGATCGAGTCCGGCAGGAACGCCGCCGGAACGACCCGGAGTACAAGAAGAGGCGCAACGCTCGGAGCCGTCAGCGCTATGCGGAGGAACCCGGGCGTCGTGAGGCCGTGCTGGCCTATCACAAGGCGTACAGGACTCAGGGTCCGGTCAACCTAAACACCAGGCGTATGCGGATTGCCCGGGGCATGCTTTGGACCCCGGAGCAGGAGGCTGAGCACCTGGCGAAGACTCACTGCGAGGTGTGCGGGAAGCTGCCCACCAAGCGCGGGCTGTTCGCTGATCACTGTCACGGGTGTCGTTGGTACCGTGGGGCACTCTGCCAGGGCTGCAACCATGCCGAAGGAATCATCGAGAAGTGGGGTGCGGCCTGTCCCGAGGGCTCGCCAATGAGGGTTTACATGGACCGGCACCGGTGCCTGGAGGCTGCCGCCATAAGCTATACTTGAGTCAAGGAAGGAGGGGCCATGGCAGACGGGAACGCGCCGGGGCAGGCGCCCGGCAAGCCGGTGCCGTTCAAGGGCATCGGGCACTGGCACGCCCAGGCCCGGCAGGCGACCGAGCACGGCAACCCGTTCATCGAGCTGCACGACGCGGCCCGGCTCCTCTCGGACGCCGGCCTGGCGCAGTCGGCGCAGCTCGTGCAGCAGGCGTTCGGCTTCCTGCGGGACAGCAACTTCGACGAGGCCGCCGAGGCGCTGCGGGCCGCGGCCCGGGCCGCGGACGCCAAGAGCCCGGCGTACGCGCAGGGCCTGCGGAACATCGCGGACGAGCTGCCCGAGTCCGACCTGGTCGGCCAGCAGCAGGCCAAGCCGCGCCGGCCGCGCCGGGGCGAGGACACCGAGAGCCTGCCCGCGCTCGACGGGGAGTAGGCTGGCGCCAGCCACTGCAGGACCTGGGCCTGCTTTAACGGGAGGGGCGGCGCATGCCGCCCCTCCCGCATGCCGAATCCGATTACCAGGTCATGGGCGATGACCTGCGTTACATCATCCCGGCCCCGGCCGACGAGCCGTACCAGCCGGTCCCGGAAGTCCCGGTCGAGCTGGCCCGCAGCCGCAAGGTGCAGGGCCGCCTGTTCGAGAAGCACATCCTCAACCTCGGGACGCTGATCCACCCCAAGACCGGGGCGAAGATCGTGATCGACGACGCCTTCGTGACGTCCATGGTCGACAACTTCGCCAGGGGCGTGGCGGACATCGTCCAGGTGCCGCTGGCCAACGACAAGAACGAGCACGTCGAGAGCCCGGCCGCCAACCTGGGCGAGGTCGTGGCCATCCGGGAGCGGGCCGGCAAGGTCTACGCGCTCATCGACGCCCGCCGGGACGCCGACCAGTTCGGCAAGACCTACCTGGGCGCCAGCGCCTTCCTGTCCACCAACTACACCGACAGCTCCACCGGCCAGAAGGTCGGCCCGGCGCTGCTGCACGTGGCGGTCACCAACCGGCCCTACGTCACCGGCCTGGAGGACTACAAGGAAGTCCTGGCGGCCTCGGACGATAACACAGCCGAGGTAGTCGTACTCACCGCAGCCCCGGAGGAGCCCGTGCCACAGACCAAGGATGAGCTGCTCGCCGCTCTGAAGGACGGGCACGGAATCGACGTTGAGGCGCTGCTGGCCGCCCAGGCCGCTCCGCCGGGTGCCCCGGACACGGCTGCGCTGTCCGCCGCGGTGGTGCAGGCGCTGCAGGCCTCCGGGGCGGTGCAGCTGGCCGCGCCGCCCGAGAAGGTCTCCCAGGACGACGTGGTGGCCGCGGTGCTGGAGCTGGCCGCCTCGAACAAGAAGCAGGCCGGCGACATCGCCGCGCTGCGGCAGTCTGCGGCCGAGGCCGAGGTGGACGGCTGGATCGCCGCGGGCCGGGTGCTGCCCAAGCAGCGGGCCGCCTACGTGACGCTGGCGCTGACCGACCGGGACATGCTCCTCACGCTGCTGCCGGACGAGCCGGTGGTCAAGCTCAACAACCAGGAGGGCCTGTCCGGCCCGGACGGGGCGCAGCAGCAGGAGCAGGACATCGACGCGGAGGTGGCGCGGCTCACCGCCGTGCACAGCCAGTTCTTCTCGCCGAACGGCACGAAGGGGAGGTGAGGTAGATGCCAGCCAACGACAGCGTTGAATTCGACTACCCGGCCAACTACCAGAAGCCGACCCACGAGTACGGCCAGCCCTGGGGCGATGAGTTCCACGCCGAGGCGGTCGCGGAGCTGCTCCTGTCCATGGCCGGGTACACCCAGCGCGGTGTCACCCTGGCCGCTGGCCAGGGCATCCTGCCCACCGGCTGCGTGATCGCCCGGCACACCGCCAGCGGCAAGTACTTCGTCTACCAGGCCGCCGCCACCGACGGCCGGGGCGTGGCCATGGGCGTGCTGCGCGATGCCCGCGACACGGGCGGCCCGGGCGCCGCCTCGGTGGCCGCGTACAACGCGAACACCAACGGGGTCAACCCGGACGGCATCACCCTGGCCGGCGGCACCATCACCTACCCGTCCAGCCCGGCCGGCAAGGTGGCCGGGGACTCCCTGGGCAACCTGGTGATCCGCGGCATCCTGAACGGCAACGTGGTGTCCGGCACCGAGACCACCAACGTGGTCAACGGGGCGGGCGTGGGCTCGGGCACGGGCCAGATCCTGGCCCAGCTGGGCGCCCGGTACGTGTCCTACGGCGGCTCGGTCGCCGCGCAGGGCCCGGCGCCGTTCCCCGGCAGCCCGATGGACGGCAACCCGGTGGCCGGCCAGGTCGGGGTTAATGCTTTCATCTTCTAGTCGCAGCTCAGAGGCCCTTTTTCGAACAAACCGAAGAAGGGTCTCTCAACGGGGACGAGTTCCTGGCCCTGCTTCAGGCCGCCTGAGCGCGTTCACTTCCCGGTAACCCGGAGGGCTGCCCGGCGGCCCGGCGCGCCCGATAGCGGGGGCATGACTGACTTCACCCGCAGGACCTTCATCAGAGCTGGCGTGCTCGGCGGCACCGTCGCGCTGCTGCCCTGGGGCGGCCGGGCCGTGGCCGGCACCGCCTCGGCCGCGGCTGGCGCGGTGCAGCCCGGCCAGCCCGTCCCGACCGGCGGCAAGATGCTCGCCCCGATGGCGTTCATGTTCCCCGACCTCCCCCCGTTCGTGCCGGACCCGGACCCCGACACCGCCACCACCGAGCTGATGGCGCTGGCTAACACCCTGCTCGATCCCAACGTCACCGCCGGGCCGGGAAACCGGGACCAGGTGGGCAGTTTCGGCAGCTCGCTGACGTATCTCGGGCAATTCATCGACCACGACAACTTCCTGGACGGCGAGCCGCAGCCGACCGCGTTCTTCGGCCGCGACAACCAGGGCAACCTGCTCGACCCGGACGGCAGCATCGTCTTCAACCTGGAATCATTCAGGTTTGACCTGAGCAGCGTGTACGGTGGCGGGCCGGCGGTCTCGCCGCAGCTCTACGCCAGCGACGGGGTGCGGATGCTGGTCCAGGAGGACAACGGCAACGGGGTCCGGGACCTGCCCCGCGACAGCTCCGGGGTCGCGATCCTCGTCGAGCACCGCAACGACGAGAACGAGATCATCGCCCAGGTGCACGTCGCGTTCCTGAAGTTCCACAACGCGGTGGCCGACGCCATGCCCGGCGCGGGCTTCGACCAGGTGGCCGCCACCGTGCGCCGGCATTACCAGTGGATCGTGATCCACCAGTTCCTGCCGCACATCTGCGGGGACGGCGTGGTCTCCGGCCTGCTCGACGGGTCCATCCCCAGCCTGTACAAGGCCGGCAACCCGAACGCGCCGCTGGTCCCGGTCGAGATGCAGGTCGCCGCCTACAGGTTCGGCCACAGCATGGTCAGGAAGGCCTACGAGCTGACGGTCAGCACCGGCAAGCTCCAGGTCTTCAACGGGACTGCCGCTGACCTGCACGGAGGCCGCCCGATCCCCAGCGGGAGGCAGATCGACTGGGGCAACTTCGTGCTGCCGCTGCAGCGTCCCGAGAACGCCGCGCACTTCAACAACCCGCGGTTCATCGACACCCTGGTCAGCTCCGGCCTGTTCACGCTGCCGATCGGCGGCCCCGGCGGCGCCGAGGCGTCCGGGTCGACGGTGCTGCCGTTCCGCAACCTGCTCAGGGGCTTCCGGTACGGCCTGCCCAGCGGGCAGGACGTCGCCGCGGCGATGGGCGAGACGGTGATCAGCCCCGCGGACGCGCTGCCGGACAACGTCGACAGCGCCGCCATCACGGCCGGGTTCTCGGGCGGCACGCCGCTGTGGTTCTACGTCCTGCGGGAGGCGGAGCTGGGCGGCGGGCTGACCCTGGGCCGGACCGGAGCCCGGCTGGTCGCCGACTCGTTCCTGGGCTCCATGACCGCGGACAAGGACGGGCTGCTGCACGACAACAGCCCGACCAGCCGGCGGTGGCAGCCCGTCCCGCCGATCGCCCCGGCCCCGGGGCAGTTTGGCCTGGAGGATCTCCTCGTGTTCGCCGGCGTGGCCGCCCGGCCCTGATCCGCCCCGCTGGCCTGGCCCCGCGCGGGCCGGACGATATGACCGGGTAACCGCCATCACGCGGCCAGGCCAGCCAGGTGGCTCCCCCCGAGGGGGCGGCGCAGGCCGGGCACCCTGACGGGTGCCGCTGCCTTCAGCGAAGCGCCTACGCAGGGAGCCCTGGAATGCCGGACATCAGCCTCCTAGAGCCGGTCGTGCTCAGGGGAGTCGTGGAGAAGTTCGTCACCCCCGAAACGCTGGTGCTGCTGAACCGGCTGGATCAGACCCCCTGGCCTTTCCCGTCCGCGACATGGGACGTCATCAAGGGCTCGCGGATGGTCGCCAAGCCGAACGTCCCGAACAGCGAGGCGCACATCATCTCCCGGCTCGGCAGGAGCCAGGAGTCGGCTGCCTTTATCTATCTGCGGGAGAAGAAGGTCTTCGAGCCCACCACGCTGCACTGGCTGCGCGTGCCCGGTGAAATTGCCCGGGTAAACGCCGAGCAGGCGGTGCTCCGGGAGATCAACGACCTCAATATGAGGTTCGACAATTTCGCGGAATGGTCGTGTTGGCAGGCCCTGGGCGGCGGCATCAACTACAACTACGCGGACGTTTCCGCGGTAGTGAATTACAAGTTCCCGGCGTCCCATTTCGTCACCCCGGCCACGCCGTGGGTGAACAACCCGTCGCTGACCTACTTCACCACGGGCGGCGCGACCGCCGGTACCGGCGCGGCCCAGGGCAACCCGCTCACGCTGGGCCAGGCCAACACCCGGCTGACCGGCGGCACCGGTACGATAACGTACGCCAACCCGGTCTCCATCCTGGAGGACGTCCGGTCCTGGAAGCGCGTGGTCCAGATCCACGGCCGGGTCCCGGCCAAGGAGGTCTTCGCCACCTCGGTGTCGATGGCGGCCCTGATGGAGGCCTGGACCCAGGCCACCTCCGGCGCCACCGTCAACATCCCCGCGACCATGCTCTCGGACCGGATGAAGGACGAGTTCTATTCCACCGGGATCATGTCAGGCTTTATGGGGCTCGTCTGGAATACGGTGGAGCAGGTTTTTGAATCGGACCTGGGCAATATCACATTCTTCGTGCCGGACGGCCAGCTTTATCTCGGGAACTATACCGATCAGCGTCCTATCGAGCTTCTCATTGGCCCGACCGCCGATGACGAGGCGCCTGACGGATTCACGGGCAAATATGCGAAAACCTGGAAGGAAAAAGATCCATCGGCCAGGCAGTATCTACTCGAATGGCACCTGCTACCGATCGTAACCAGGCCTGAGCAGATGCTCGTGGCTACGGGTATTATCGGAACTGGCGCTACCGCAGCTCCGGCCGGGTACTGGGCTGGTTCTGTGGGCAACGCTCCTGGTGGCGGTCTCATCGACTAGTCACTCTCCGTATAGCGAGAGGCCCTGACTTGACACGAGTCAGGGCCTTTCCTATTGTGACAACCATGGTGATGACGGGAGCGGAACGGCAGCGCAGGTCCAGGCAGGCTAGAGCCCAGGGCGTGGTGCTCCGGCATAAGCGTGTCGTTAATGACGAGGGCCGTGAGTGCGCTTACAGCGGACCTGGCAGCTGCGGGAACAAGTTCAAGCTCTGGTCGGCGTTCGGTCCCGGCAACGGGCCGCATGGCAGGGAGCGGCGCTGCCGGGACTGCATGGTCGCCAAGGCCACTGAGTACCTCAAGCGCGAGCCGACCGAGGTGCAGCAGCGCCGTAACGAGCGGCAGGCGAGGTACCAGCAGACCGAGACCGGCAAGGAAGTCAACCGGCGGGCGAAGATCAGGTACCGCTATGGCATCTCCGTGGGGCAGTACGACTGGCTCTGGGAGCAGCAGGACGGGCGCTGCTACTTCTGCGGCTTCGGGGAGACCGTCATTCACCATGCCTCGGGTGAGGTCATGAGGCTCGGTGTCGACCATGACCATGACTGCAGTCAGGGGCATGACCCGAAGAAGGCGTGCGAGTACTGCCTGCGTGGCCTGGCCTGCTACAACTGCAACATCTTCATCAGCCGAGCTGAGCGCTCGCAAATCCTCCGGCCCCGGGTGGCTGACCTGCTGGCCCGCCGGCCGCTGCTGGCTGCCTGACGAACCTGTCCTGCATGGACATCACCGTCGCGTTCACGGTCAGCGGGCAGCGGCAGAAGTACCTGCGCCAGGCGCTGGCCAGCTGGGCGCGCGCCCGGGGCGTGCAGGATGCGCGGATGCTGTTCTGCGTCGAGCCCGAGCCGTCGTTCCCGGTGCCGGACTTCACCGCCTGGGCCGGGGAGACGTTCTCCCGGGTCCAGGTGGCGGTCAACCCGGCCGTGCTGGGCTGCCTGGCCAACACCCGGCAGGCGATGGAGCTGGCGTTCGGCGGCGGGGCGGGCTTCGCGGTGCTGGCCGAGGAGGACATCGAGGTCAGCACCGACGTGCTGGAGTACTTCGGCTGGGCGGCCGGCCGGTACGAGCGCGACACCGACATCATGGCGGCCTGCTCGCACGTGCTGTCCAGCCGGGTCCTGCGGGGGATCTCGTGGCCGGATGCCGCGGTCCGGCTGCCCTGGTTCAGCCCGCTGGTCTGGGGCACCTGGAAGCCCTGCTGGGACGAGTTCATCGGGCCCGGCTGGGGCCCGGCCGAGGGCAACGCCCAGGGCTGGGACGTGCACCTGCGCGAGCAGCTGCGGGAGGTGGAGCGGGCCTGCCTGTTCCCGGTGCTGTCCCGGTCGCTGCACATCGGGCAGGCCAGCACCCTGTTCAGCCCGGAGCTGGCCGCGCACATGTACCCGGGCACCCGGAGCAGCTGCTTCAGCCGCGACTACCCGCCGCAGGAGTGGCGCGAGGTGATCCCCGGGCCGCAGCTGGAGATGACCGTGTAGGGGTGTCGATTCCCCCGGGCGTGGCTGGACTGTCCGGAAAGCAGGTCATCGTCGACGTGGCGGCGCTGGCTGAGCGGCTGGTGCCCGAGGGACCGCAGGAGGAGCAGCCGGCAGTCGGCGCCGGGCAGTTCCTCCAGGGTGACGGGCCGGGTGTCGCGTCGGCGGCTGGCGGGAACGCGCTGCCAGCCGGCCCGGTGTGCGCGCTGGGCCACCCGAACGTGCCCGGAGCCCGGTTCTGCGCCAGCTGCGGGCTGTCCATGGACGCGGAGACCGCGCCGCAGGTAGTCCGGGCCGAGGGCATCCGGCCGAGGCCCGCCGCTGAGCTGAGCGCGGAGGAGCTGGCCGCGCGGGAGAAGGCGCACGCCGCGGCGGTGGCCGAGACCGCCCGCTTCGAGGCCGCCCCGCCCGAGTGGGTCTACACCGAGGGCGATGCGGTGCTCATCCACTTCATCGACGACGGGCTGACCGCGTTCGGCCAGGTCTGGTACCGGGGCCAGGAGCTGGAGATCGGCCCGGACCACCCGCGGTGGGAGGAGGCCCGCGGCTGGATCATGCTGAACCGGATGCAGCAGGCGGCCCGGTGGGGCAAGCACTACTTTGAGCACGGCCCGTGGCCAGGGCGCCGCTCCTACACCGAGGGCCAGGAGAGCTACGAGCGGCTGGCCGGCACCGACCACCAGGGCAACCCGGTGACCATCCAGGGCCCGGGCGAGGAGGCGCTGCGCCGCGCCGACGCGATCGAGGCCCAGCGCGGCCGGGGCGTGCCCGCCCGGGCGTTCAGGTGACGATAGAGCCCGGAGCCGGGGGAGGGGCAGTTCTGAGCCCCGTCCTCGGAGCCAAGGGCTCCCCGGGGCGGACCAAGGCCGTGCGCGCGCCCCTCTCCCGGCCGATGTACTGGTCATGTGGCCGCTGCCCAGCGTGAACGACCTGTCCGGCTTCTCCGGCCGCCCGGCCGTCAGCTACACCTCCTACGTCAACTCGGCGCTGCTGCAGGCCGCGCTGATGTTCACCTACCTGGCCGAGCGGAACCAGGACGACTTCGGCTCGATGTCCGCGGATGACCAGCAGCTGGCCAACACCGGGGTCATGGCCATGGCGGACTACCTGTACCTGCGCTGGCCGTACCAGCAGGTGCTGGCCAGCCCGCTGCAGTCCGAGACGATCGGCTCCTACACCTACCAGAAGCCCTTCCAGGAGATGGCCCGCAACGCCCAGGCCATGGAGGTGTTCGCCGAGCGCACCGGGGTGGACCTGTTCGACCTGGCGGTCCGGATGCTGGCCAAGCGGACCAAGGCCAACGGCGTGTACTTCGGGCAGATTAGCGGGTTTGAGCGGTTCAACGAGCGCTATGACGGGGTGGGCATCCACTGGGACTCCGACGAGCAGCGGATGGTGCTGGTCGGCCCGTCCGACCGGGACCAGCTGGAGATGGTCATGTTCGACATCAACGCGCCCATCTTCCCCTCCGATCCTGGGGTCTTATTTTAGGTTGCATTTTTGCGTTAATGTCGTATGCTGGCTTCATGGGAAGGCCGCCGTCAATCAAACTCACTGCTGGTCAGCGCATCGGCAGGGGCGTGGTTATCGACCCCGAGACCAGGCTGGCTCCGACGCCTGCTGTGCCGAAGGGGCGCAGGGCCGCCCTGCTTCAGTGTGACTGCGGGACTCGTTACGAGGCGGCGCTGTTGACGCTTGTGCCTCGTAGGGGGGATGGCCGGATCAACACCACGTCTTGCGGGTGTGCTCAGCGGGAGATTGCAGGCGAATACGGTAAGCGCACAATCTGTGAGGCTCATTCGGCCTGGGTTGAGTCCCGTGGTCTGGGCGGGCTCTCCATGACTCCGCTGTACCGCACCTGGGCCGCAATGAAGAACCGGTGCGAGTATCCGGGCAATCCCCGGTATCAGCACTACGGAGGCCGGGGCATCGAGGTCTGCGACCGCTGGCAGGATGTACGCCAGTTCATCGAGGACATCCTGGCGGAGATCGGGCCTTGCCCCGGGCGGGGCTGGACGCTGGACCGGAAAGATAACGACAAAGACTACGAGCCCGGTAATGTGCGGTGGGCTACGTGGTCGCAGCAGAATCGCAATCGGCAGCCGCGTAACGGGCGGGCGAAGGGGGCTAGCCGGGAGAAGGTGACCGGGTTGTGGGTAGCGCGCGTGCACCTGGGCCGGTTTGCTACCGAGCAGGAGGCCGCGGACGTTTACCAGCGCGCGGTTGCCGTCCTGGAGCGCGAGGGCATCCTCACGTAGGGCGTATAACCAGGTATGGCCAAGCGCATCCTGGTCACCGTCTCGCGGACCTACGACAACCCCGCCGAGATGGAGCGCGTGCTGCGCGCGGCGTGGACCTGGGCGCCGGGCGCGGTGCTGGTGCACGGCGCGCAGAAGGACAGCGACCTGAGGGCGGTCCGGATCTGGGCGTCCCTCGGCGGCCAGGACGAGCCGCACCCGGTCCGCTGGCGGCCTGAGTGGAACGAGGGCAAGGTCTGGAAGTTCGCCGGGTTCGACCGCAGCGAGAAGATGGCGAAGCTCGGCGCTGACCTGTGCCTGGCCTTCTTCGGCCCGTGCGACCGGGAGGACTGCTCGCTGCGCGGCAAGCACGCCTCGCACGGCGCCTCCCACTGCTCCGGCTACGCCGACCGGGTGTGCGGCATCATGACCCGGCGGTTCGGGAGTCCGATTCCCAGGGCGTGACTGCGGATGCCCGTGAGGCCGCGTACTGGGAATCGCGCTGCCGGTACTGCGAGGCTCCGCTGCGCCGGGACGGCGGCTGCTGCATGTGGTACGGCGAGCCGCACGACCTCCCGTATCGGGAGCGCCAGTGACCACGCCATACACCCCGTTCGCCCCGAGCCAGGCGGGCCTGGCCGTGTTCTACACCTCCACGGTGCAGGTGCTGCGGCTGACCGAGACGCTGCAGGCCGGCGGCGGCATGACCATGTCCTGGCAGCCGGTGACCACCATCGTGGACCCGCTGACCAGCGTGGTGGGCCAGCTGCGCTGCCGGATCGACCTGACCCACCTGCGGCCGGGCAAGGACCTGCCGTCGCCCATGGTGGCGGGCCGCGCCCCGGACCGGGTGGGCGTGATGTACTTCAGCCTGTCCCCGGACGCCAACGGCGCGCCGCAGGTGCTGGCCGCGGACCGGGTGCGCTGCGTGGCCGGGCCGATCTTCGGCACCTTCGAGGTGCGGCTGATCCCCGACGTCGCGCAGGACCTGACCGGCGCCCACCACGCCGAGGTGCAGGTCATCGAGGTGTCCCAGCAGCTCGGCACGGGCAGCCCGACCCCGTTCCCCGGCAGTCAGCCCTGAGATGGGCGTCGTCTACGTCACCGTCGACCTGGACGGCGCCGGCGACGAGCTGGACCGGCTGGCCAGGGGGCCCGGCCCGGCCACGATCGGCCGCTGGGAGGGCGCGCTGCTGATGTGCTACGCCGTCAGCGAGGCCCGGGCGCACGTCATCACCGGGTTCCTGAAAGCCTCCGGGCACCCCGAGTCCAGCTTCACCGCGGGCGAGTGGTCCGGCCAGGTGAATTTCGCCCGGCACCCGGGCATCTTCGAGCTGGCCCGGGACGACCGGCCGACCCGGCACCACGCCGGCGGCCACTACTTCTTCGACCCGGGCGGGCCGGAGTTCGAGCGCGAGGTGCGGCAGGCGCTGTGGGACTGGGTGACCGACGGCAAGGGCGGCCCGGCCCCGGCCGGAGGCCTGGGCCCGTACTCCGGCGGGTACTGACGGGCCGGGCCTCCTTAGCTGACCACGAGGAAGACCCGGCCCGGACCGCCGTAGCGGGAGAGGTTCCAGCGCACCTTGGGGAAGTGAGGTGACGAGCCATGATTGCCCGGCGGCGCGGTATGGTCCCTGAGCGGGTTCCCACTGTAGTCCCCCGCCGGGCCCGCTGTCCCGATATTGCCGGACGTGGATGATGTCGCGTCGGGCGCTGTTCGCTACCTGGCCGCCTTCCCCGATGTCACCGGGCTGCTCGGGGCCTTCCCCGCCGGCGACCCGATCGCGGCGAACGCCGGCCAGCCGTGGCTGTTCGCCGACACCAACGCCGGGGTCCTCAAGGTCATGGAGGGCAGCTCGGCCGCCGCGGTGGTGTGCGGTGACTTCGGCGGCTGGTCGGTGGCCGAGCCGCTCGGCACGCTGCGGTTCAGGCGGCTCCGCCTGGACGTGTGGGTGGACCCGGTGCGGGACTCCGGCTCCAATGTCACCGAGTCCAGCAGCCTGACCACTAACCGGGGCCTGGCCGTGTTCGCCGCGGTGCAGTTCCGGCTGCAGCGCACCGACCCGGACGCGGTGCTGTGGGGCAACCTGGTCACCACCGACTGCCACCTGCTCACCGACATCCAGTTCCTGCCGGTGCCGGACGGCGACATGCTGCAGCGGGGCACGGCCTACTACGGCGTGAGTTGCGCAGGGTGGGCCGGTTAGCCGGTTGGGCGCCCCGTAGTACGGGGTATGGGACGAATCGCGCGTGATGTAGCTGAGCGCTTCTGGGAGAAGGTGGATCGCCGGGGTCCTGGTGAATGCTGGCCCTGGCAGGCAGGCTGCAGTCGGCAGGGGTACGGGAAGTTCGAGCTGAACCCAGGTCAGCTCGAAGTTGTTCGGGTGGGGCATTATCCGGCGCACCGGGTGGCTTACCGCTTGATTCACGGACGGTGGCCGGTACCGCACGGCCTGCACGGGTGTGACAATCCGCCGTGTTGCAACGCAGAGAACCCGGAGCATGTGCACGAGGGCACTCCAGCGCAGAACATCCAGGAAATGTACGATCGCGGACGGGCTGATGCTTCCCGTCAAGCGGCCAGTCTCCGGCTCCGGTCTGCTGTCCATCCTTGTGGAGGTGACAGCCCCTGTTCGGCTCTCACCTGGGCGCAGGCCGAGGAGATCCGTGTTCGTTACGCAGCGGGCGGAGTGTCATGCGAGACTCTTGGTTTGCGTTATGGCGTTAGCGAGATGACTGTGAGTCGTCTCGTACGTGGGCTGCGCTACGTCCGATTATGCTGCTCGCCGCTCAAGAGCCGGGGAGGTGGTTCAGTGACCGGGCAGCGCCCCCTGAAGGTGATTGTCAAGTCACCATTTTTAGCCAGTACAGCGGCTACGGCACCGACGGCTTCGGGCTGCTCCGCGCGCTGCACCGCTGGGGCTGCGAGGTCTACCCGCAGCCGGTCTGGGTGGACGTCCCCATCCCGGGCGACCTGCTGCACCTGTTCGGCCGCACCCTGGCCGCGCCGTTCGACTTGCTCATCAATCACTGGGACCCCGGCCACCTGTTCATCACCAGGGAGGCCCGCCTGGCCACCCGGGTGGCGGTGGCGTGGACCATGTGGGAGTTCGCCGGCGGCCCGGGCAAGGACGGCCAGGGCGTGTCCGGGCTGGTGCCGCACTGCAAGGGCCGCACCCTGCTGCCGCGGAACCTGCGCTGGTTCGACATGCTGCTGGGCTATGACGAGGTGAGCCTGGCCGCCCTGGAGCCCTACACCCCGCGCAAGGTGCGCCGCGGCGTGCTCCAGGGCGGCTATGACAGCAGCGACTGGCGTCCGCTGAGCCGGGACTGGGACAGCCCCCGGTTCGGCTTCCTGATGCACGGCGCGCTGAACAAGCGCAAGGCCCCGTGGACCGCCGTGCAGGCGTTCACCGCGCTGAAGTTCGAGCGGCCCGGCCCCTGGCCCGAGGGCTTCGACGACGCCAGCCTGGCGCTGCACACGGTCGCGCCGGGGGACCTGTTCCCCGAGCTGAACGAGCCCTTCGAGGCCCAGCGGATCAAGGTGTTCGTCGACGCGTTCGACCACCGCACGCTGGAGGAGTTCTACAAGGCCGGGCACTGCCTGCTGGCGCCGTCCCTGGGCGAGGGCAAGAACCTGCCGGCGCTGGAGTTCATGACCACGGGCGGGGCGGTCGCGGCCACCGCGTTCGGCGGCCACATGCAGTGGATGAACGCGGACTACGCCTACCCGCTGGAGTACGAGCTGACCCCGACGTTCGAGCAGTGCCCGTGGGGCGCGCACAGCGCCCGGGTGCCCATCGAGCACCTCAAGGACGTCATCTGGCACATCTACGCGCACCGTGACGAGGCCCGCCGCAAGGGCGCGCTGGCCGTTGACGTCATCCCCAAGATGTGCGACTGGCAGGTGGTGCTGGAGGCGCTGTTCCGGCGCATCCGGGACGAGGTGAAGGGCCCCGGCCCGGCCATCTACGACCTGGCCATGGGCTGCCGCCAGGAGGACGGGGACCTCAGCCTGGGCGCCCTGATGGCCCCGGCCGGGTGGAGGCGGGCGTGATGGTGACGATCAGCCCGGGCATGGCGGCGGAGGACCTGATCGTGGTCGAGGTGCGGTGCCCGGTCCCGGCGGAGCTGCCCAGCGGGCGGTGCAGGCCGGGCCGCCTGCTGCTGAAGCTGCGGCTGCGCGGCGAGGTGCCGTCCTACGTGCACCCGGACAACCTCATCGAGCTGAGCTGCGAGGACTGCAAGTACCGGCTGAAGCTGGCCGGGGTCCGGGTGGGCCGGGTGCTGCACCGCTACGACCTGGCCGGCGTCCTTTGGGAGACTCTGACTGAGGGAGGCCCTGGTCTCGGGTTAAGCTCGCCTCTCAGGAGGTGGGGGCGGTGGCGCGGTCGGGAACGATCAGGCGTGATGCCAAGCAGATGCCCTGGTACCACGTGCCGCTGCCGCGGTGCGAGGCGCGGCGGAAGGCCGACGATGCGCAGTGCGTCTTCAGCGCCCGGTACGAGGGCCACCCGCATAACGGCAACGGCCAGCCGGTCGGGCTGTGCAAGACCCACGCGGACATGGCCGACTTCCCGACCCGGCTGATCCGCGTGAAGAAGATTACGCTCCGGAGGGCCTGATGACGGATGATCCCGGGCTGGTGTTCCCCCGCACCGAGGTGCCGGCCGAGGTGGCGGAGGCGCTGGTCTCCATCGCCACCTTCGCCGCTGACCACGAGGCCATGAAGCCCAGGCCGCGCAGCGCCGTCCGCAACCCGGACGGCGGAGTCCAGGGCGAGACGCAGGCCGAGCTGACCCGGCGCCTGGTCGGCGCTGCCGTGCTGCACCTGGTGGAGATCGGCCTGCTGGTCGTGCCGGAGGACTTCGCCGCCCGGCTGGACGACTGGCTGCCGGTGTCCCGGGACGCCGGGCGCTAGATGCCGGGGATGCGGTTCGTCCCCGGCGGCGTGCATCGGGAGCGGGACGGCAACAAGCGGCCGGCCGAGTGGTACATCATCTGGCTGGGCGTGCCGCGTGCCGAGGGAAGCGTGATCATCGGCCGGTCCCGGCGGCTGCGGCGGCACCAGGAGCACCGGTTCTTCCCTGAGACCGGCGAGCCCTGCCGCGAGATCCAGGGCTGGGTCAAGGGCGTGCAGTGGCTGCTGGAGGTCCGCGAAAGTCACGCGGAGGTCACGGAAGATAGTCCGTGACCTGCGGAGTTTACCTGCGGGACACCTTGCCCGCTTGTTAGGGTCGCCCCGTTCAGTAACCTACTGGCCCGCAGGAGGCCAGCCGCAGGGTACTGGCGCGGCCGGGGCTCCTGCCGGGCGGGGAGAGCCATGCTGGAGTATGCCCGAAGTACCATCCGAGCGGCCAGGCTGGCCGCCCTGCTCGCCGTCGCGGCGGCTGCCGCCATCGTGCTGCCGCGCGTTCCTGCCCACCCGCCGCCGCAGGCGCCGGACCGGCTGGAGCCGGCCGGGCCGCACGGCGGCCACCGCCTGATCCTCCTGGCGGGCTACCAGAGGCCGCTGGCGGCCCGCGTGTCCCGGTCCGGCCGGACGTACCTGATCCGGCCCGGCGACACGCTGGGGGCCATCTCAGAGCGTTTCTGCGGCACCCGGGCCGACTACCCGGGCCTGGCCGCGGCCAACGGGATCGGTGACCCGGACCTGATCTACGCCTGGCACGCCATCCGGATCGTCTGCCAGGCCGGCGGGTTCCGGCCCGGCGGCGGCGGCCGGGCCATCCGCCACGCCAGCTCCGGCGGCCGGGTTTGGGGGATCACCTACGGGTACCCCAACTTCTGCGGCGACGGCGACGGCGACGGCTGGGACGTCAGCTGCTCGACCCGGCACCACCACGAGTCAGGGGGGCGCCACCTGGCCCGGGCGGCTGTCGCCGTCGGCAGCTACCGGGCCGCGCCGGGCTCGTTCGAGTCCTGTGTCATCGCCCGCGAGTCCGGCGGCCGGGCCGACGCGGTCAACCCCACGTCCGGGGCGGGCGGCCTGTACGGGTTCCTGCCGTCCACCTGGCACGCGCTCGGCTACTCCGGGCTCCCGGAATACGCCCCCGCCTGGCTGCAGCACCAGGCCTTCGAGAAGGAGTACGCCATCGCCGGGACCAGCCCCTGGTCGCCCTACGACCATTGTTAGATGTGTGATGGAGGTAGTCTGCAGCCGTCATATGCTTAGCGCATGCAGCTACCTCCTCGCATAGATGAGAAGTTTGGCCGTTGGACTGTGACCGGCGAAGTCTCCTGGCCGGGCGGCCGGGCGGCGGTCCCGTGTCGGTGTGATTGCGGGACTGAGCGTCTTGTGCTGGTGCAGAGCCTTCGTCGAAAGAACCGGGCCAACCCGAGTTGCGGGTGCTGGAGGCGTGAGCGAACAGCAACGATCGTCAGTGAGACACGTTGGAAGGATTCGCATGGCCTCAGGGGGCACCCTCTCTATCAGACTTGGCGCGGCATGATGAGACGGTGTTACGACGAAACGGACTTCCATTACCCGCGCTGGGGCGGTCGCGGCATCGAGGTCTGCCGGGAATGGCACGACGTGCGGGTCTTCGTCGCGTGGATCGAGGCCAACCTAGGTCAGCGGCCTCCTGGTCACAGCCTGGACCGCAAGGACAACGATGGCCCGTATGCCTGGTGGAACGTCCACTGGGCGACGGCCCTGCAGCAGTACGAGAACAGCAGGCTGCTGCGTGATCCCGGCACAGGCCGTTTCCTGTCTCCCGACGACTGACGGGGCCGATGACGAGGGCGGAGGACCACGGGCCTCCGCCCTCTCGTCGTCCCTGGAGGCGTCATGCCCGAGCCCGGCGCGTATGGCCGGAGAACCCCCAAGCGCGGCCCCGCCCTGCAGTTCAGCCGGTGGCGGGCCGGGGCCCCGCTGCTGTACCCGTCCGGGGTCGACTACCTGGCCCGGCTGAACGGCGGCTGGCAGATGCTCTCCAACGACGTGGCCGGCGACTGCGTGTCCGTCACCTGGGCCAATGCCCGCCGCCTGGTCACCTCGCTGCTGGCCCCGCCGGGGCACTACCCCACCCAGGACCAGGTGTGGGCCTTCTACAAGACCCAGAACCCCGGCTTCGACCCGGCCGGCACCGCGGACACCAACGGGCCGGGCAGCCGCGAGGACAACGGGATGGACATCCAGACCGCGCTGGAGACCCTGGTCCGCGACGGCGGCCCGGACGGGGCCAAGGCGCTGGCTTTCGGCAAGGTCGACACTCGCGACGTCAGCGAGGTCAAGGACGCCATCGCCGTCTTCGGCTATGTCTGGACCGGGGTGAACGTGCAGGCCGCTAACCTCGACCAGTTCCGCGCCGGGAGGCCCTGGGACTACGTGGCCGGCAGCCCGCCGGACGGCGGGCACTCCGTGCTCACCGGGGGCTACGGGCTGCCCGGCGGCGGCGCGCTGGCCGGCGACGAGAAGTTCATCACCTGGGCGGCCGAGACCAGCTTCACCGACGCCTACTGGGGCAGCCAGGCCGAGGAGGCCTGGGTGTGCATCTGGCCTGAGCACCTGGGCTCCCGCGCGTTCGCCGAGGGAGTCGATAGGACCGCGCTCGCGGCCGACTTCTTGCAGGTGACCGGCCGCCCGCTGAGCCTGGGCTGAGGCGCGCCGTGCACCCGGGCGTCGTCATCGGCGGGCTGGCCGGGCTGAGCGCCGCGCTATCCCTGGTGACCGCCATCGGCCGGGCGCTGTACAAGGCGGTGGCCACCGCCCAGCAGAATGCCGGGGCCGTCGAGAAGCTGGTCACTGACGTGGCCGAGCTGCAGGACCAGGCGACCGCGCATGACGCCCAGCTGGGCCAGCTCGGCAAGGTGCTCGCTGACGTGGGCGAGCTGCAGGACCAGGCGCACGACCACGACACCCGGCTGGCCGTCATGGAGGCGCTCGGGGAGAACGACCCGCAGGACGGTGGCAAGTGAAGAGGCTGGCCACCCCGCAGGCGCTCGTCATCGGCGCCGCGGTCCTGGCCGGGCTGGTGGTGCTGTTCCTGGCCGGGATCTACGTGCTGGTCAGCTGGTACGTCCAGGCCAACGATGACCGCTGGTGCTCGTACTTTGCGGTGGTGACCCAGCACGTGCCGGGGGACGGGGACCGTGCCCTGGTCATCGAGCTGCGGCAGGCCGAGCGGGAGGCGGGCTGCGGTCGATTATCCACGGCAGACGCACTCGCCGAGCCAGGAGGGCACGCGGGCATGGCCACACTAGCAAGCTCGTACGCAGGTACCCCGTTCGAGGGCTTCTCGCTCTCCCACGCAGCCATCCTGAACGGCGCGACCGGCGCGGAGGCCTCCACGGTCTATGGCGTGCGGAATGGCACGATCAGCACCGACCAGGGCAACTTTGAAAACACCGGTGACGATGTTGTCCTGTCCGAGCATTTCTGGATCAATTTCGCGAACGTGACCATTGAAGAAGGCTTCGTGCCATTCTCCACGATCGCGCTGATCACCGGTACGACGGTCACTAGCTCGGGCGCAGCGGGTGCTGACTACTACGCTATTCCGCTGTGGACGCTCAACTCGATGAACGCTGTCACCCAGCCGCTAGCAATTCGCGTGCCGTCAAAGGACGCGGGCGGGCAGGTACGGACGCTCGATTTCGTCCTTTACCGCGTGCAATTCCAGCCCTTTAACTTTACTGGTCCGTCGTACAAGACCGGCCTTTCCTGTTCCATCGCGGGGCGCGCGCTATTCAGCGGCGTGAACGAGATCGGCGGGGCGCTGCCCGCGTCCTACCCGCAGTCGATTGGCCGCCTGGTGGCCTGGCCGGGTGCCCAGACCGGAGCGTTCGTCCCCGAGCCGTTCGGCGCGGGCGGCGGCACGATCGTCTAGCCATGGCCACTCCCGCTCCTGCGCAGCAGGGCTACAGCACCCGGTGGTGGTTCCTGTTCCGCATTTTCATGCTGGTCAGTGCCGTCTGTTTCCTGTTCTCCGCGCTCACCTTCGGCGGCCACAGGATTCTGTCCGCCAACGGCTACGAGTGGCTGGCGGCCGGGTTCGCGGCCTGGGCGTTCGCCTGGGCGGTGCCGTGACGGTGCCGATGGCACCGGGTAAATCCGCCTAGAGCCCCCGGAGGGCCGCCATGGCCGAATCAGAGCTGGACAGGCTCGACCCAGAGCCGGTCATCGTCAAGATGTCTACCGGGTTCGCTGTCGAGGTGGTCCGGCTGCGGACCCGGCAGTTTTTTCGCCTGCTGCGGGTGCTGACCAACGGCGCCGGCCCGGCCATGATGCAGGCCGGGCTCAACTTCCGCGACAACCCGGACGACTTCACCCAGAAGTTCCTGATGCTGGTGCTGATGAGCATCCCGGATGCCGAGCAGCAGGCCATCATGTTCCTCCAGTCGATGCTCAAGCCGGCCGGGCTGGCCGACAAGCCGGACAGCCAGCTGACCAAGCAGCAGAAGGAAGACAACCAGGGGCTGTGGGACCGGTTTAACGAGGAGCTGTTCAACCCCGAGCTGACCGACACCATCGACCTGATCGAGGTGATGGTCCGGCAGGAGGCTCCGGAGCTGCAGGCCCTGGGAAAACGGCTGCAGGCCATGATGGCGGTGTTTCAGAAGACGGGCCAGGACCAGGAGCCGCCGGAGCCGGAGCCGAGCGTGCAGGACCTGGCCTCGCAGGGGCCTTCGCCAGCGCCTTCGACATCATCTCCAGCGAGTACGGATGGCGAGACGAGGACATCTTCGACCTCTCCCTCGGACGCCTCCGGCAGGTCGTCGAGGCCATCGGAGTCCGCCGGCAGCGTGAGCACCTGATCCGCCTGCGGCTGGCCGAGTGGCAGGTCAAGACGGTGTGCATCTTCATCGGGGCGCAGGCGATGGTTGACACGGACAAGACCGGCGGGCGCAACCCGCTGGTCGATGCCGCGCTGGCCATCGACGCGCTCGGCGGCCGGACCGCGGAGGAGCTGGAGCTGGACGCCATCCGCGGGGAGCGGGTGGCCGACCGGGTCGAGGACGATCCGCGGTTCGCCCCGCAGCCCGCCGACCCGGAGCACGGCGTGGAGGCGAGCAACGCCGACGGCAGCTTCGAGCGTCTGATGCAGCTCATGGGGGGCGGCTCCAGGCCGCCCATGCCGGACATCAACAGCCGCGTCAACGGGGACGGGGGGTGAGGCCGTGCGCTCGTGCGTAGTAATAAGCATGCTGAAACTTTCAGATGCTCAGGTCGCTGAAATCAGGCAGCTCTGGCTGGCTGGTGGTATCTACCAGCACGAGCTTGCTGCTCGGTTCGGCGTCTCGCAGGCCCTGATAAGCCACATTGTTCGCGGGCAGTTGCATGTCAAGCCCCGTGGGCGGAATCGGCCGCCTGGGGGCCGGATCACCGAGGAGGGCCGGGAGTGCTCGCGGTGTCAGGTCTTCAAATCCTGGGCCGAGTTCTCTCCGCTCCGTCAGTCCAGGCTGACCGGTCATCAGTCGGCCTGTAAATCCTGCCGGAATGTCAAGACCAAGGAGGCTGTAGCGAAAGATCCAGGGGCGAAGCGTCTTGCTGCCTGGGCGTCGTACCTCGTGAGGAAGTACGGCATTACTGCAGAGCAGTACGCCTGGCTGGCGGAGCGGCAGGGACACAAGTGCGCGCTCTGCCTGCAACCGGAGACCCAGCGACGGCGTGTCGACCGGCACGGCATTGTCCGGGTGGTAGATCGCCTGGGCGTGGATCATGATCATTCCTGCGATCGGCACGGGCTGACTCAGGCCTGCATCTGGTGCATACGCGGCCTGCTCTGCGATGACTGCAACCGGCTGCTCGGGTTCGCCGAGGCTAAGCCGCTTGTAGCTGTCCGGTTCGCTGATTACCTGGGCATGCGCCCCTTCTTGACGGAGGGAGGTGGTGCCCGAATGCAATACTCAGAGGCTGTGGGCGTGAATAATGCCTGAATACAGCGGTCCTGAGTACTGGTTATCGCCTGGTATGTCATCTACAAGGCGATAGCTAGACCCTGATCAGCTGACTTCGGCGACCTCATGCGGGACGCCAAGAAGGCCAAGGAAGCCCTGAAGGACATGGCCGACGCGGCCCGGGACGAGTCTGCGGCCGAGAAGACCGGCGCCGAGCAGGCGGCCCAGGCGCGCCGCCAGGACATCAGCGTCATCCGGGACCAGGGCCACGCGCTGGACCAGCTGGCCGCGTCGGCCAAGCAGAGCAACGTCCAGGCCCTGTACGGCGGCCGGTCGGACATGCAGCAGCACCTGGCCGACCTGGCCAAGGAGGAGCAGCTGCAGACGCTGCTCAACCGCGCGCGGAACATGGGCTTCACCACCCCGCAGCAGTACCAGGCCTACCGGCAGCAGCTGCTCGCGCTGGCGCTGAACGAGAACAAGGCCCGGTTCGGCGGGTACCTCACCCCGGACCAGTGGCTGACCTACCTGCAGAAGGAGATCACGGCCACCAACCTGGAGACCGCCGCGATGAAGAGCCGGGCGGCGGCCATCCGGGACGAGACTTCCGCGATGCTGGAGTACGATAACGCGGTCCAGGGCACTCACCAGTCGATCGGCCAGCTGGGCGAGGGCCTGTCCGCCGCCAACGCGTACGCCGCCGCGCTGACCGGCCTGCCGGACGTGGTGGTCACCCAGGCCGACTTCGACGCCAGCCGGGCGATGACCCAGCTGGCCATGTACCGGGCCGCGCTGATGGCGCTGCCGTCGGTGACCCGGCTGGCCATCATGCCCGGGCAGCCGCCCGAGCCGGGGCCGCCCATCCCGATCGGCCCGCCCGAGCCGGGCGCGCTGCCGCCGCCGGACCGCCGGGCGCTGCCGCCGGGCACCATGGGCGAGGGTCCGGGCTCCGGCTGGCGCACCGTCGGCGGCATCGAGGCGTTCATCGCCAGCGTGCTGCGCGCCGTCCAGGCCGCCGACCGGTACCAGGATGCCGAGGCGGGGCTGGCGTTCACGGTGCGCGGCCTGGACGGGGACCAGCGGTCGGCGGCGGCCAGCGCCTACCTGATCAGCCTGGCGCAGCGGGTGCTCGCGGACGACACGGGCAAGGCCACGGCCAGCATCGAGGAGCTGCGCGCGGCGTGGGCCAAGCTGACCGACGAGGAGCGGATCGCGCGCGCGGGCGGCGCGTTCGGCGCCCCGCCGCTGCCGCCCCGCGGGCCGCCCGGGCCGCCGGGGCTTCCGCCCGGGCCGCCGGAGCCGCCCGCCCTGCCGCCCGGGGGAGGGCCGGGGCCGGATGACGCCCGGGCGGCCGAGGCGTCGGCTGAGGCGATGGACCGGCTGCGCGGCGCGCAGGACGCCGAGGCCCAGTCCTCGGACCGCACCGCGCAGGAGTGGCTGCGGATGGCCGAGTCCGCGGATACCGCCACCCGCGCCGCGGCCTACGTCCGGGCCGCCGCCATCGCGGAGCGGCTGGCCCAGCAGCAGGCGGGGGACGCCGCGGAGAAGGCAGGACGGCAGGTCGAGGCCACCGTGCCGGGCCTGATCAAGGCGACCGGCGGCTGGTTCGGCCTGGCTGGCACGCTGACCGTGTTCGGCGGGTTCATGGGCACCGTCGCGGTCTGGCACGTGGTCCTGGACGCCCTCATCGAGGCGGTGGCCATCCTCATCCCGGCCATCGTCACGCTGATCGCCGGGCTGGCCGCGTTCGGCCTGGCCGGCCTGGACGCGGGCAAGGCCGTCTACAACCGGCTCGTCGACGTCTACAACGTCAGCGATGCCTGGGGCGCCTCGCTGCCGCCGCTGACCGGCAAGCTGGAGAAGCTGCACGAGCAGGTCCGGCCGATGGTCTGGCAGCTGTACGGCGATGCGATCGACATCGTGACCAGCAAGAACGGCATCTTCAACAGGCTGGCCGTCGAGACCGGCCGCGAGGTGGACCGGCTGGCCGGCAAGCTCACCGTCTTCGTGGACCAGGCCAGCAAGGGACTCGACAAGTTCTTCGCCGTCGGCGGCCAGAACCTGGCCCAGCTCGGCCGCATCCTGGCCAGCCTGGGCAACGCCTTCATGAACCTGATCCGGGTCACCCAGCAGACCCATATCGACCAGATTTTCCTGCAGATCCTGGTCGCTGCGTCCAAGCTCCTGGACATGCTCACCCGGCTGCCGACGCCGATCCTGGCGCTGATCGTCGGCATCCACGGGCTGTGGCTGTGGGGCGGGCTGCTGGCCACGATCCTCTTGAGCCTGCTGAACCCGATCAAGTCGGTAGCGCTGGCGCTGGGCGGGCTGGCCGCCACCCAGGTGGCCAAGAACGCCTCGTCCTGGACCCGGCTGACCACCGTGCTCGGTGACATCGTGGCCGGGTTCGCCGCCATCCCGGGCCGCATCACCGGCCTGCTGGTCTCGCTTGGCGTCCTCACCGGGGCCACCGATGCCGCCGCGGCCAGCGAGGACGGGCTGGCCGCCTCGGCCGGGGCAGCCGCCATCGCCGAAGAGGCCGAGATGATGGCGACCGGGGAGCTGGCCGCCGCCGAGGTCGTGGCGACCGGGATGACGTTCAGCCTGGCCGGGGCGATGGGCGTGCTGCTGGCCGCGCTGCCTTACGCCGCCATCATCGCCGTGGTCGCCGCCATCGGCTTCTTCATCTACAAGGTGGCCACGGCCAAGGACACCACCCAGCAGTGGATCGACTCGCTGAACGCCGGGCTCGGCAAGTCCGGCCTGGGCAACGTGATCGCCAATACCATCCAGAACCTGGCCGCGGTCACCCAGCAGCTGGCCGCCGTCCAGCACGGCGCCACCGGGAACGCCTCGGAGCTGTCCGCTGCGCAGGCCGACCTGAGCGGCAAGCTGCAGACCGAGCTGGGCCACGTCGGGCAGGTATCCAAGGCCTACGGCACCGACCTGGCCGGGGCGCTGGCCCTGCTCAACACTGCCGGGGTCAAGACCAGCGACCTGTTCACCAACCAGGCCAACGTGTGGGCTGCGGACCTGCAGCAGGTCAAGGGCCTGGTCGACGGCTACCGGAACATGGGCCAGGGGCTCACCCAGCTGCAGGGCGACGTGTCGGTGCAGATCATCCTGCAGTCCGACGCGCTGACCGCGATGAACAAGCTGAACCAGGCGTGGGACCAGTGGTTCACCATCGTGACCGGCGGCCAGACCGACCTGGTCAAGTTCCTGCAGACCTATCAGTCGCTCACCCAGCAGCAGCAGGTGGCCGGGGCCTCCACCTCCGGGCTGAACAGCCAGAGCCTGGCCCTGCGCAGCACCTACAACCAGCTGCTGCCGCAGGCCGAGAGCTACGTCGACTGGGTACGCACCCAGGCCGCGGTCACCCAGAGCGGCGAGTCCGGGCAGAAGCAGCTGACCCGGGCGGTGCGCGACTACGCCGACATCCTCGGCCCGGCGGCCGGCGGCAACAAGGCGCTGCAGGACTCGGTGATCGCGCTCATCAACGAGGTCGACCCGAGCATCACCACCTGGCAGCAGGCCACCAAGTGGATGGGCAAGCAGGGCGCGGCCCAGGCCGCGGCCGACCTGAACACCCAGGCCACCCAGCTGGAGAAGCCGCTGTCCGACCTGCAGCAGGACGCCCAGAAGCTCGGCGCCTCCCTCCAGAACGACCTCGTGCCGGCCATGACCAACGCCACCAAGGGGGCGCTCGGCGCGCAGTCCAAGTTCAACACCTTCTCCGATGACCTGTTCAAGTTCGGGCCGAACAGCCAGAAGACCATCGACGCCGCCGCCCAGGTGGCCTCGGTCCTGATCGCGATCGACGGGAACAGCAAGAAGGCACACGACCAGTTCGTCGCCTGGGCCGGCACCATGGGCGTGACCCGGGACCAGGCCGAGCAGCTGTGGAAGTCCGCCACCAAGATCGGCTCGGCCAAGTACCAGCTGCAGGTCGAGGACAACATCAAGCACGTGCAGTCCAGGCTCGACGTGCTGCAGGCCGAGCTGGGCAAGACCACCGACCCGAAGAAGCGCAAGCTGATCGAGCTGGAGATCAAGTACGAGAAGGACAAGCTCGACCAGCTCAACGGGCAGCTGATCACCGCGGCCGGCAACGCGGGCAAGATCGACAAGAACATCGCCGGGGCGGGCAACACGGCCGGCAAGCTGGCCCAGTCCAGCGTCTGGGCCCAGATCCGGGACAAGATCAGCTGGGCGCTGTCGCAGCCTACCGGGATCTCCGAGATCGAGAAGTTCTTCACCAAGACCCTGCCCAACAGCTCCGCGGTGGGCAGCAAGTCGGCCGCCCAGCACTGGGCCGACAACTTCAACCGCACCGTCGGCCGCGTCTTCACCAGCGACATCCCGCACTGGGCGACCACCGCCGCCGGCGCCGTCTCCGGCTCGTGGATCACCGGCTGGCACGGGTTCTACAACAACGTCCAGACCCCGGTGCACAACTTCTTCAACACCCAGATCCCGAGCTGGGCGGCCAGCGCGGGCGGGTTCCTGGGCCGCGACTTCTCCAGCTGGTACAACAGCTTCCACGGCAACTTCATCGTGTTCGTCGGCCGCGCCTTCATGAACCTGATCCCCGGCTGGATGGGCGGCGCGACCGCCGCCTGGGGAAAGAGCACCTCGGGGATGGCCCAGGGCTGGGCGAACAACGTCAACCGCACCGTCGGTCACTTCTTCACCTCGGACGTCCCGAACTGGGCCACCAGCTTCGGGTCCACGATGTGGTCGACCGGGGTGGGCATCTGGCACGGGTTCTACAACAACGTGCAGACCCCCATGCACACCTTCTTCAACACCACCATCCCGAACTGGCTGGGCGGCTTCGTCAGCGGGTCCGACAGCAGCGCGGTGTCGATCTGGCACGGGTTCTACAACAACGTCCAGACCCCGGTGCACAACTTCTTCAACACCCAGATCCCGAGCTGGCTGTCCGGGATGGTCGGGTTCTTCGCCGGCTCCTGGATCATGACCTGGCACGACTTCTACTCCTCGGTGTGGACCCCGTTCCACGACTGGATCACCAAGACCCTCCCGAACTGGCTGTCCAGCGACCTGGTGCCCGGCTTCAAGCTGGCCTGGGACAACGTGTGGGGCGGCTTCAAGAACGCGGGCCGGGACGCCATCAACTGGGTCATCGACCACGTGATCAACCACGGGATCTTCGCCCTGATCAACGACGTGACCGGTGTCTTCGGGGTGCACATCCACGACATCGGGCTGGTCAAGGCCTCCGGCGGCGACGTCCCCTTCGCCCGGATGGCCTCTGGCTCGGTGGCCGGCCCGAGCGCGGTGGACGGCACCCCGATCCTGGCCATGGGCGGGGAGTACGTGCTGCGCCAGTCGGCCCGGATGGCGCTGCAGTCCGCCTACGGCCCGGGCTTCCTGCCGATGCTCAACCAGGCGGACAGCTGGCTCGGCTCGGGCTCGCGCGGCATCGCCGCCTCGCAGCGCTACGCCCTCGGCGGCCAGGTCAACCCGGTCGGCCCCGGGCTGACCCCGGAGCGGGTCGACATGGGCGTGGACTACGGTGGCTCCGGGCCGCTGTACGCGATCGGCTCCGGCACGATCAGGAACCTGTACAACAGCGGCTGGCCCGGCGGCACCTTCATCGACCTCCAGCTCAACCCGTTCTTCGGCACCGGGTACTGGTACTACGCCGAGGACATCACCCCGGCCGTCAGCATCAACCAGGGCGTCTCCGCCGGGCAGCGGATCGGCACCGCCTGGGGCGGCCCGTCCGGCATCGAGATCGGCTGGGCCTCCGGCGTCGGCGGGCAGACCGCCGCCGCCCGCGATGGCCAGGAGAACAAGCACGGCGACCCGGGCGCGTTCCCGACCGCGTGGGGCGTGGCGGCCAGCAACCTGATCAAGTCGCTCGGCGGCCCGCCCGGCATCATCTCCGGCCCCGTCCACGGCGGCACGCCGGGGTTCGGCGGGTTCGTCGGGGCCATCGAGGGCTTCCTCGACGGGGCCGGCAGCGCGCTGACCGGTGCGGGCCGCGCGCTCGCCGGGCTGATCGGCGGCTCGGCGTCCAGCATCCTCGCCCTGGCCCGCAAGGGCGCCCGGGCGCTGTTCGACGCGGCCTGGGGCCACACCGTCACCCCGATGCTGGGCCATCTGGGCGATGACGTCCCCGGCACCCTGGCCCAGCTGGCCGGCCACGAGATCAAGGCCGGGGTCGACAGCTGGCTGGGCCGCAAGGACTCCGCGGCGCAGGCCCAGTCGGCTGCGTCCGGCCTTCCGGGAGCGCCGCCCGCTGTCGGCCCGATCCAGCAGTACGCGAAGAAGCTGCTCGCTCAGTACGGCTGGTCGGGCCAGTGGTCGTCGTTCGACGCGCTGGAAATGCACGAGGCGGGATGGAATCCTACCGCCCAGAATCCGGCGTCGACCGCCTACGGGATTGGCCAGTTCCTGGACAGCACCTGGGCCACGGTCGGCGGCCACAAGACCAGCGACCCGTACCTGCAGCTGCAGTACATGATGGCGTACATCAAGCAGCGGTACGGGTCGCCGAACGCCGCGTGGGCACAGTATTTCAACCACCCGGGCGGCCAGGGATCATACGCCGGCGGCGGCCCGGTCCGCTCCGCGGGCCCGGCCTTCCCCGGCGGGCTGGACGCCGAGGACACCTGGCTGCAGTACTCCACCACGGTGCTGCCCAGCGCGGTGCGCTCGGAGATGGACGCCTTCTGGGGGCTGTTCGGGACCAAGCTGCCCAAGAAGACGTCGGCGAAGGACTGGGCGCAGTGGTACGCCGAGGAGCTGATCCTGGCTGCCCAGCAGCGCAAGACGATCGGCATGGGCACCGCCCCGGCCGGGGCCTACATGGCGCTGAGCGAGGACTTCGTGCGGCCCGAGGTGATCACGCCCGGGATGTGGTCCACGTTCGCCTCGCGGCTGAACACGCTGACCGCCTGGCAGGGCGGCCCCGGCGAGCCGGGCGGGTCCGACCCGCCGCGCTCGGCCTGGCATTACGAGACCCAGGGCAAGTGGCCCAAGGGGCAGCGCCCCGCGCCCGGCCGCATCCAGCCCAGCGGCTACCCCGGCTGGAAGCACCTGCACCCGCAGTGGATCAGGCTGCGGAACCGGCTGCTCGACCTCAAGGCCAAGGCCAAGGTCGCCTCCCAGGCGTGGAACGCGCTGTACGCCGGGGCCGGGCTGGCCGGCGGGGTGCCCGGGCCGGGCGCGGCGCCTCCCCCGGCGCCGCCGCCGTTCCCCGGGCTGGAGGCTGTCGTCACCATCGGCGGCCCGCCGGAGCCGGTCATCGGCTCGCCGCCCGACTCCGGCTACGGGTTTGCCGCGGGCGGCATCGCTGACGTCGCCGCGCTGTTCGCGCTGGGCGGCCCGGTGCCCGGCATCATGCCGCCGAGCCCGGCGCGGATGTTCAGCGGCAGCCCGTCCGGGTCCGAGTTCCCGCGCTCCCTGTCTGACGCCGGGGCGTCGGGCCGGGGGATCGGCTTCAACGTCGAGTCGATGACCATCAACAACCCGGTTGCCGAGGCGCCGAGTGAGTCGATCACCAGGGCGTCCAACCGGCTGGCGTTCCTGGCAGGGAGGGGGATGGCGTTATGCCCCAGATCGCGCCGCCGGTCGCCGCCTACAGCCCGGCCGAGCTGTGGTACTGGAACGGGGTTGCGCTCAACCAGCAGTGGCTCAACATCGCCACCATGGGCGGGTCCCGGTTCGGGCTGCCGGTGCTCCGCGGCCAGAACTACGAGGTGCCGTACCGGGCCGGGCAGGCGTGGCGGGCCAAGTTCCCGGACCAGCGCACGATAACGCTGGCCATGTGGCTGAACGGGGCGGCCACCGCTAGCGTGGCCTACCCGGCGGCGGACCCGCGGCTGGCGTTCAACAACAACCTGCAGCAGCTGCGCCAGCAGCTGTGGGCCCGCGGCGCGGGCGGCTCGCTGCAGGGCCAGCTGCAGCGCAACTGGTACCTGACCCAGGGCACCAACAAGCTGGTCACCTCCACCGCCATGGCCGAGGTGGCCGGCTCCATGGACCTGACCATGTCCGGGCGGCTGCACGCCGGGTTCAGCGTCGACTTCCTGCTGGCCGACCCGTACTTCTACGGCGCCCAGCAGACCCAGGCGTGCACGGGCGCCAGCACCACGTGCACGGCCCTGGGCGAGGGGGTGGTGGGCGAGGGGTACTCCAGTGCGGTCAATGCGTTCACCGTGCAGCTGAGTGCCGCCTGCACGGTGACCAACGGGACCGCCGGGGTGGCCTTCAGCTTCGCCCAGGCGGGCGCGCAGTACCCGGTCACCGTCGACGTGCTCAGCTGCACCGTCACCGACAACGCCGGCATCAA